GCACAAGAAAGAGCGGCTAGACAATTTGAGTCACAGACATTGGGAGATGCGGCTAGCTTGATAAATCAGGGTGCTGAATTTGGTACATATACAGCTCCACCACCTACAGTGTCCTCTTTGCCTAGCGATAATCAAGGAGATGTTATGTTTAATGGTTCTCTTTATCAATGGAACCCTACTGTAAATCAGTATGAAATTGTAGAGGATCAAGACTATGACTATAGCGAATACGAAGAGTTTGGTTAGGAGTTTATAAATGCCCGGACACACTAGAAGTATATACAGTAGAAGACAACGTACCGCACCCGGTCAGTTTGACAATCCCCTTGCAGACTTTTTAGATGCATTGCCGGGGTATGTAAATCAATTTCAACAAAATCAGTTAGCACTTGGTAAACAACAATTAGCAGAAAAAAGATATGAAGAGGATCGTGACTATAGAAGAAGGCAAGAAAGAAGGGCTATAGATCAACAAAACATTGAGAATCTAAAGTTTGTACAGCAACAAAAACAAGCAGAGGCCAATAGGAAAACAGCAGAATACAACAGGCTTGTTAAAGACAGGCGTGAAGAGTATGAAGGTATTATATCAACATTAGATGATCCAAAACAAAAAGCAATAGTAGCTAACAGGTATGGCTACGATGAAGATTCTAGGATGTTTGAATCTTTAAATGACTCAGATGATGAAAGGCTTGGTAAATTGAATACCCTTACAGACAATTTAAAGTCTTTACCACAAACAGCTACTTACTACGATTACGACAAAGCTTACAAAGAAAGTGGTATTGATCCTGAAGATATAGAGTTTTACAGGAAAAAAGACTTGTTTGGGTATAGTGATTTAGTAAAGCAAAGAGAGAAATTTGAGAATCAAAGGTCAACTGGCTTTAGAAAAATACCTGAAAATGTTTCTAATCAGTTAAAAGATTTAGAAAGTCAAAGAAGAAGCATAGGAAATCAAATAGTTAAGGCTTATGCTGAAATAGGATACGACATTAGAGGAACTGAAGTTACTCCTGATATAATTAAAAACTTAGAAGAGGAAAGTGGCATTAGCACTACCGGGGCAGTTGATAGTCTTATGAGAGATTATGGAAACGCTCAAAGAAAAATAGATCAAATATATAATCAGTATAGAATTACTGCTCCTCAACCAGAAGTTGCCCCTGCAATATCTCCTTTTATAGCAAGGCCAGATTACGATACAGATACTCAAACTTTAGCTTCAACACGTGGGGAAGCATTAGATCAAAATGAGTTAGTTAATGCTCAGTATATTCTTGCTACAGAGCCGGAAGAAAGTCAAGAATACAAAAATGCTGTTGAGTTACTAAATCAACAGTATGAGGGTGCTACAAATGTGCTAGATCAAGGTAGGAACATAGACATTACTACGTCTAAGCCGTTACCGGGGATAAGTGGACTTACCGAAAGGCTTAGTATAGCGGGACAGCAAATACAGGAAGGTGAAAGAGAAGATTCTGGCTTTAGAATAAATCCTGATGCCCGTGCATTTAATTTACCGCCAGAAGGAAAGGACAATCCAGAATACTATGATAGGGTAGCTAGGCAGTTTGAAATAGAAGCTGGTAAGTTAAGCACACTAACCCTTAATCCAGAGCAATACGAAGGGGCTGGTAGGAAAGGAGTTACTCAAAAAATGGTAGAGTTAAATAATGCTTTAAGGACACGTGACAATTTAGTTAGTCAGGTAAGGGATTTGTACAAACAAATACCTAAAACAAAAAAGTTTTCAAAGCAAATTAAAATGTTTAAAGATATTATTGAAGATAACCCTACTGGTTTACAGGTCACATTGGATCGTGAAGCACGTGGTGGTAAAGGTGTTTTTAAATTTAACAAAAACAAGTTAAGTAAAGAATACAGGCAGTTGTTAGCTGATGTCAATAAACAGTTAAACATTGATGAAGACCAGCAACCAACTCAAAATTTAATTCAAAGACTTGTTAACCAATCCGGTGCACTGGCTAATCCCACAGCTACCCCACAACCAATCCAGCTATTTGAATGATATGCTATGGCTGAGTCAACAAGGCAATACTTACTTTTTGACAATTTAGTTACTAATCTATCTGGAGACTTAGATGATGTCTCTATTCAAAAGCTACAAAATACAAGTGACTACCTAGATCAAAAATCAGATTACAATAACAATTTATTCGACCCCTCTACTTATAACGAGGCACTAACAGAGAGAACAAACGAGTATAAAACCCCTAAGGAAGACAAAGACTTGTACGGTTTTATACCCGGAGACTGGCTACCAGACTGGGTAAAGGCTGGATACAATCAAAGCATTACTGGTTTAGCAGAACAAGTAGCTACCGGAGAAGCTAGGTTTGACCTGTCTAATTATAAACCAGATATACTAGAAGATGTAGGTGCAAGTATTATATCTTTTTTGCAACCAGCAGATGTTCTTACTATGATAGGAACGGGTGGTATTGGTGGTCTAGCTGTAAAGAGTGCTACAAAAACAGCGGTAAAAAAAGCTGTACAGCAAGGGGTTGGAAAAGGAGTTGCTGTTAGTGACGATTTAGCAAAGGCTATTGTTGGTAAAAATGCAGAAGAGGCTAAGAGAAGATTGCTGTTAAATAAGGTTCCTCTGAAAACTGCTGAGGAAGTAATAAAAAAAGCGACACCAAGAGTTGTAAACCAAGCTTTTCAAGCCGCTACTGTTGGTGGTACTCAACTAGGTTTTTACAGTGGGTTACAGTCTAGCCTTGGTCAAATAGCTGATCCAGCTCAAGAGTTTGATTTGCTTATGAATATTAAGAACGCATCTAAAGGTGCTGTATTAGGTGCAACAACAGGTGCTCTTGGCCCTGTAGTTCAATCCGCTACAAGAAACCTAAATCCTATAACGCAAGTAGCCGCTACAAAAGCCGCACAAACAACTGATTTTGCTGTAGTTGCCCCTCTTTTAGAGGGACGATTACCAACCCCTGAAGATTTTGCACATGCGGCTGGAGTGATAGGTGCTTTAGGTGCACAAAAATACGCAACGGGTAAGCTGGTTAAGGGATACAAGAAAATTACACAAGCTAAAAAAGATGTAAAACTTACAGCAGATGAGGGAGCAAAGATATTAGGCCAGATAGAAACTGAGACTAGGATACAGCCTAACGAAGTCTTTATAGATAGAAATGGAGTTAAGGTAAAAAACGTTGTTTTTGATAAACGTTCTACAACTAAATCAGAAAAGAAAACAGAGTTGGGAACAGAAAGTATTACGATAGATGAGGACATTGTAAAGTTTAAAGATGCTAATACAAATAAACAATTAAACCCAATTACATTTGCAGAGTTTCAACAAAGAGGCTTTACAAGAGGGGGTAAAGGTAGCCCTGCCGAGCTAACCCAAAGAAGGGTCAATGGTATCTTTGATATCCGAAAAAATTTAAAGATGGATGATAGCACCTTTCAAGATAGAGCTGGAGTTATTACAGGAAAAGAAGATTTAAGAGGGCAAAATGCAAGCAGGATTGTAAAAGAAATGACTCCTCTTCAACAGCTTAAAATGTTAAATCAAATGAGACATGAAGCAAGAGTTGTTAAGCTTTCAAAGCGTTTAAAAAATAATGGATGGGAAACTACAATGGTTCCTAATAAAACCTTGTCTGACTATCACGGTTTTAAAATTTTAGACAGGTCTGGAAAAAGATTGAATACTCAGTTGGCTACTGAGGTAAAGCGTAAGGTTGATAACGCTGATGCTAGGTATTTTACTTTAATGGGTACATTCAGCCAAAGATTCACTGATGCTGGTTTAGAAGCTTCCGGTATGGCAAAGGCAAAAGAATTTGTCTCAACAAAGGCAAAAGAAAAAGCAAGACAAGAAGCTATTGAATTAGGTAAAAAACTAGAGAACCCTGCATTTGCTAATGACCCAAAGGTAAGAGAATACAGAGCCATACTTGATGATATGTGGGAGATAGCTCGTAAAGCAGGTGTAGACTTAGGGCCAAAAGAAGAATTTTATTTTCCAAGAATTATTAAGCAAGACATACTAAAAGTTTTATCAAATGACATTGCAAAGTTAAGAGACAAAAACCCTCAGTTGTTTACTGAAAATGCAATGTACAATAAACCTGAGTTCCAAAAAGTTGTAGGAGATATTGTCTCCAAAGGTAGCCTTTCAGAACAAACTCTTAAGGCAATTTATGAAATGGCTGGTATTAGAAGAGACCTGAAAAGAGAGCAGATACCAGATTTTAATTTAAAAGTTTCCAAAGTCTTTCAAAGATTAAATACTACAGTTAATACACAGTATCACAACATTGCTAAAAATTTAGAACTTGCAAGAAAATCAAAAGACCTTCCGGATTTTATGTTAGAAAGAGATGCTAGAGTTGCACTTGCACAATACACTCACCAATGGGCAAGGCGTGTTGCAAGTGTTGAGCAATTTGGTAACAAAGGTGAATTTTGGAGACGATCTATAGATGAATTAAGAAAAATGAGTCAAAACGAAACAGGTCAATATAATAAAAAACAAATTGAGGTGTTTAAAAAAGAAGCAGATGTACTAGACCAGCTCTATAAAATACAAAGTAACAATATAGAACTCGACCCATCTTATAATTGGAAAAGTGCTTCTGCCAGAAGAGTTTGGAGTGATATTGTAGATTTTGAAATAGGTTCTAAGATAGGTCTAGGTTTTGCAACTGTTCCAAACATAACACAGCTATCCATATCTACTGCTGTGAAAGCAGGATACTATCCTGTAATAAAAGGAATGTATAAGCTATCTACATCTTCAGAGTATAGAAAACTAATTAGACAGTCTGGAGTTAGTAATATATCACTATATCAATCACTTGCAGGATTAAATCCAAATGACGGTTTTTTTGGCAAGTTTGCAGAGGGGGCAACATGGCTATCTGGATTTAAGAAGATAAACGAAATCAATCAGTTGGTTTCATCAGCGGCCGCTAAAGAATGGATTGATTTATTGCAACCAGTAGCACAGGGTAAAGGAACTGGTGTTTTTAAATTTAGACAAAATTGGGCTAGGCAAAACCTTAGAGATTTAGGTTTAACAAATATTAATAAAATTACAGATAGACAAAAAGCTGAAGCCATGTATAAGTTTGCAAGAGATACACAGTTACAAAGAAATATACTGGAAGAGCCCCTTGTTTTTAACGATCCTAGATTTAGACCCTTGTTTTTATTTAAAAAGTTTGGATACAAGCAGTTTAACTGGGTAAGAGGCCAGTTAGGAAACGAGTTAAAAAGAGGAAATGTTTTTCCTATGTTAAGGATAGCATCTGCTGGTTTGTTAGGTGGTGAGTTTGTTTCTTACGCTAGAGACTGGCTTGCAGAGTTTTATGCAGGTAGAGAAGTGTACGATGAGAATGAATATTTTTTAGATTTTGGAAACTTAAAAGATGTAGCGTTTGGTGATAGAAAAATAAACTCATTGGTAAATGTAGATAGAATGACATGGGGAGATGTGTTGGATAGGTTTGCATCTGTTGGTGCTTTTGGTGTAGGCATGGATATAGTAGCTTCTGAAAATACAATTAGAGCTTTAGAGTTTGCGGGTAAGCCTGCTGTTGTTCAGGACTTTGATAAGATATGGACAGCGATGACGAAGACATGGGAAAACATAGGAGAGTATGGAGGTATCGGTGCGTTACAAAGGATGCCTAAATATGTTGCTCCAGTTTTAGGTACAGTTCCAAGAAGACTGGCAGAACAGATAGAGCCTGAAGGGCAACGTAAGGCTTATGTTAAATACAGAAAAGGGTTAACTCGTGCAAGGATATTAGATCATATAATTGATGGTGATTCTATAAAAGCAACAAGACTTCTGAATAACTGGAATAGAACGTTTCCCCAAAGCCCTTTATTGTATGATGATATATCTGTAGATGAGATAACAAAAAGAATTATACTAAAAGCAAAGAAGAGAGCTAATCCGTAACGTACAATAAAGTTTCTTCTGCAAATTCTGGAAACCCATGCTTTTCCCAGAACTTAGCTAATCTTTTGTAATATACTTTTGTTGTGATACGTTTCTTTTTTAAATCTTTAATCATTACCATAAACTCAGAAACTAATTCAGGTTCCATAGGTTCTTCTTCTACTGGAAAGTCATCTAGTATATCCATTACTTATTACTCCTTATTTGTATAGAAAAAAGTTCTTCTTTCTTTTTCTTTGTATATGTAGACCTTTGACTCTTTGTCATCTTCAACCAACACTCTGGAAGTGAGGAAACTTGAGTGTCATAACTACCTGCAACACCACAAAATTTTTTAAGTTGGTCATCG